CCGTCAGACTTATCAAACGCTGTGATATCAAAATCAATCGCTGTAATGTCTGCAAGGTTTAGAGAGGTACTTAAATCACCGATCGCTACAATAACTTCCTCTTGTATTCGACCAGCACGTCCACCAGTTCCTGTAATTTTCTTTACCCAACCTTTTTCAGTTGCGTAAACGTTTAATTTTTCAGCGTCTGTGAAGTGTTTTGGTTTTGCTTCAACAGCGTCTGAATTTCCCCATAAAGGCATAATCTCTCTCCTTATTAATAAGTTTGTTTTCGTTATATAACAATACTATTTATCAAAATTGTTTAGTGTAGATTACCATTAGGCACTTTCTTGCCTCCTGAGAATACACCAAGATCCATCTCAGGATTAATTTTTATCTCACTCTTTCCTAGACTTTTGATAAACTTTTTGGTATTCGTTTTCTGCACCTTTGGTTGCGGTGTAGTTTTATCTAACATCGCTTGAGCAATACCAGTTCTCAACGGAACCTCACCTGTGTCAGGATTAGGTTCAGGTTTGACGGTCTTGTTTTTTTCATTCTCTAATTCAAGTTTTAACATTTGAATTTGATTCTCTAATCTTCTAATCGTATCAGCGTCTTTTTTAGGATCGTCTTTATCCATTGCTACGTGTCTTTGGCCACCTTGTCTTCTCATACGATTTATGTCATCAAAGTCCTCTCTAGTGATTGATGGCACAAGTAAATAATCTCTTAATTTATTCAGATTGTTTGCTGCAATAGCAAGTTTGTTCATCCACCAACTAGGCAAGGCATCCTCTGGATTCATAGTTTGTAATTTAGATAACATTTGAGAAGCATCCTCAATAGATGTTTTACATTGTCTTATAGCAGACGCCACATCTGTGTGACCATCTTCTTGAATTTTTTGCACCTCTTCAAGTGCTTCTCTAAATGTTTTGTTGTATTTCATATTATCTTTCTAATAGTTCTTCAGCAGCCCAATTTGTTAAGAAGTGTTGATTGTATGTAGTAACAAAATCTCTAACTTCTTTCATTTTCATAGCATTCATAGGACCTTTCATGCCAACTTTATGTTTTTGCATATCAGATTGTTTCATGCCTTTTGCAAGAGCTGGTGGAAGTTTAGTGATAGTGCCACCTTTTTTAAGATAATCGGTGATCATTTTTTCTATCTCATCTTTTTTAACTTCAACTATTTCTTGTTCTTTCATGAACATTTGAAGAGCAACGTCTTGTATAGAACCTGCTTTTGTAGAAAGATATTTGTTTTCTTTCATCTTCATAGCGTTCATAGGTTTTTTCATAGCGGTCATGCTGCCATACTCTTTCATCATTTCTTTCTTCATCATCTCCATTTTTTTCATCATGGCTTCTTTCATCTCTTTCATCATCTCCATCTTCATCTCTTTCATCATTTCTTTCTTCATCATTTCCATTTGAGATGGATCTTTTTGAGCTTTGAGCATCATCGCTTCCATTTTCTTCATTTCCATTTTCATTTCTGCCATTTCAGCCATTTCTTTCATCATTTCGTCCATGACTTCTTTCATCATTTCCTTTTTCATCATCTCAGGCATTTTTTTCATTTCGTCTTTCATCATCTCTTTTTTCATCATCTCTGCCATTTCCATTTTCATTTCTTTCATCATCTCGTTTTTCATCATTTCTTTCATGTCTTTCATGGCATTCATTGGCTTTTTCATTTCCATTTTCTTCATGGATCTGATTGGCATTCTCATAGCGTTCATCTTCATCATTTCTTTTTCTTTGTCTGCTAATGACATAGTATCTCTAGTCATTGGCTCTGCTTCTTCTTTCATTTTTTCACCTGTGTTTAATTTTTTCATAGGTTCAGCAGGTACTTCTGCTTCTTTTTTCATCATCGCTTTAAGCACACCTTGTTTATCTTTTACTCTTGACATATCAGCATCCTTCTTAGGATTTTCTGTATCTTTGTCATCCATTTTTTTCATTGGTTCTGACAACTTCATAGCGTTCATTTTCATTGATCTAATAGGCATTTTCATAGCGTTCATTTTCATACGATCTTTCATCGCTTTTAAATTCATATCTGGCATTGACATTCCTCCATCCATAGCAGTGTTCATCGCTTCTGAAACTTCTTCACTTTCTTCTTTCATTTTCATAGCATTCATTTTTTTCATTTCATCTTTTGCTTGATGTTTAGCGTCAACTGCCTTAAAAAACTTTTTCTTTTCTTCGTCTGACTTGAGGTCACCTAGGGAATTAATCCCAAAGTCCTTCATAGTCGCATTGAATTTATCTTTGTAAGATTGTTCTTGCATTGGTTTATCTCCCTTTGGTTCTTTCTCGTTTACTAAATGACTTGATAATCCTTTTCTTGCAAGTGCTGTTTGCACTCTACCTTTAGTATCATCATTCATTCTGTTTAGTCTTGCGTTGAACATACCCATGTCTTTCAACGCTAATCTTTGTAGTTCATCATAATCTATTTTGTTCATAATAAAAGGTCTTTGAGCAACGTATTGTCTGATTGCTGCTGCAACTTCTGGACTTGACTTTGCTCTTTGTTCTACTACGTTTAGTTTTTCATCTATACCTAGTTTCTTTTTTATCATGTTAGTTGCTGTTGCATATCTAACACTATCGCCATCTTTACCATAGCGTTTCATAAAATCTTTTTTGTCTAACTTATCTGCTGCCTTATGAACCATTTTAACTTGTCTTTTAGTTAAGTCTGCTTCTTCTAAATCTTTTGACTCAGGCACACAATTAGGTACCATTCTATCACCCTTCTTTTTCAAACCAACTTGTTTGTAACCAGTCCAACATGCTTCTTGTTGTAACTCGCCCATTTCTTCACCAAACATTGACATCTTAGGAAAGTCTGTAAACTTCATGCCATGTTTCATTACAAGTTGAGTTGTAGCACCTGATGATAAAAAAGGTATGTTAGCATTTGCTAGTTTTTTTAAATTATCTTTAGGCATTCTCTCTAACATTTTTCTTAATTTATTAGAGTTAGATACTGTAATAGTTTTACCTCTCATAGGTTCATACTCTTTTTTGAGTCTTGCAATTTGAGCAGGTGTAAATTCTAATAATAAATCTTGCATTATTTTAACCTTGAATAATATTTGTTGACCATTATCTGCCTCATTTTATAATCTGTGCCAGATATGTAACCTGTTTTTTCATGGCGTCTTTCTATATCTGCCATTGTTTTCTTTTCTTGATTTGTGCCAAACATATTAATAAGTTTCTTTGCTGCTTCAGTATGATCATTAGTTGTTTCTAATTTTTGAAAATCTTTTCTAGTAAATGCTTCTTCTAAATCTGTTTCTTCTGGTTTTTGACCATGTTTTAATTTATATGGATTAATAAAGTCACCTGTTTTCTTTGCTTTGTCAAGTGCCTTTGCCATCAACTTGTTTGTTGCCATAACACCTAGATATCTTCTTCTACCTTGTCTATCAAACCAACCTTGTTTATTTGAATCCCATTTGACATCTAGTGCCTCATCTAGTTGTTCTTCGGTCATATTGTCAACGTCTAGTTCTTCAGGTATTCTATCTCTTAGTTTTGACATCGGTTGTGTTAGACCCATTTTGTCAACAACAAATCCTTTACCTCTTAATTCTGACGCTTTCTTTTGAATATCGCTAAAGTCATTAGAATAAAATGCTTTAACTTTTTCACCCTTTTTACCATAGGTCAACATATGTTTTTTTTGTTCTTCTAGTTCTTCTAATATATAATCGCCATCTCTATGTTGTTTGATACCTGGCATATTCTTCAACATTTGTGGTGTCAAATCAAGTCCCATAGACTTTGCTGTCTTTTTTAAATCATCAAATCCAGCAGCGCCACCCTCTTTTGAGAGTTTGTCTTGTAGAGCCTGAAGGATTCTTTTCATGTTCGCTTCTTCTAATTCTTCTTTTAGTTTCCATCCTTTTGCTTGAAAAACAGGTAAGTCTTTTTTACTAACATTCATGCTACGACCACCTTTAGAAATCATAACCTCATTGATAGCAGTATATGCTCTTGCCTCTTCTAATGCTGATCTAAATGACTTTGTGTACATTATAGTTGTTCCCTCATCTTTTCAACCGCTTTATCAAGCTCTGATTTCCAGTTCTCTTTAAACCGTTTCTTATATTTATCTATTGTTTCATCTTCATTCTTGAATTTCTCTATATCTTTATGAGTTATTTTCTCACTTGATTTTCTAAAGTTTTGTATTGGTTGACCTGGTGTCATTTTCATGGTGTGTCGAACATACTCATCTGTGCCTATCAGATATCTTTCACTCATGTCCATTTCTTTTTCTAACTTATCAATCAGACTTTCTTTCTTCATTTGTTTAGTTTTTTCTTTCATTTGATTGATGTACTTACGATACACTGCCGCTTCTGCTTTCTTGCCCATGACTCTTGCTCTTTGTTCCATGGCAATCGCTGCCTGTATTTTATGTGCATGAGTTCTACCAGATGACTTGATTTTTGCAACACTCGCTTTTGCAGTTGCAACATCTTTGAAACCGAGACCTTTGATTGTGCCTTTTGGATTTTCATCTGTATATAAATCACTGTGTTTATCTGAACCTGCAGGTTGACCTTTCTTTCTAGGTATTCTAGGTCCCTCTTGCAAATCGTATAACCATGCTTTCTTAATTAGACCATCTTCGGTTTCATATGAAACATAATTAGAACCTCGTCTTACAATCATGCCACTTGAACCATCAAGATGTTCTACCATATCACCTACGTTAAATATTCTTTCTTGATGATATTCTTCTCTTATGTCATTGTTTAGATAGTTCGTAAAGTTTTCATATCTCTCAGCGATACCCATACCTTTTTTTACAGCAGAAAATAATGATCTAGTATCTGAGTCTGATAAATTAGTTACACCTTTTTTGAAACTATTATAATCATTGTTCTTTGCCATCTCTCTCATTTTAGAAGCTGACATACCTGATACACCTTCTGCGTCAGGATCTCTTTCACCTGATGATACTAGTTTGATTGTTTTATAATTATAATCACGACCATTATAAGTATCTGCAAGTTTTTGAAACTCACTTGCTCTATCACTGCCTGCAATCATGATTATATTACCATATAATCTATCGTATGATTTAAGAACTTCTATAAATGTTCTTTGATTACCACCTGCTGCTTTTATATTATTTCTAGGAAACATCTTTTTCATAAACTTAACTTTTGTATTTACATCAAGTGGATTACTTCTTTTGTCGGTAGAGGCACTGGCAAAAACAATATGATTAGCACGATTACTACGTGCTTCAGTTATCACCTTACTCATAAGTTTAGCGTGGCCTATGGTAGGAGGGTTGAACCTTCCAAAGGCGAATACCAATGTATTATTCTTATTCAATGCCTCATCGACCGCCCTCGCTTCGCTTTGGGCGTCATCTACATATTTTAGTGAATCTATTTCATCATCTGTAACTTGACCATCTTCTAAAATCTTTTTACATTTTTTCAATAGTGTTAGATAGTGATACTTTTCTAACATTTTATAAATTACATTTGCAGGTAATCTATTCTTGATACTGTAAGTTTTGATTTCATCTGGTGTCATATCTGTATCAAATGCCGCTCTTCTTTGATTGTCAAGGTCAGTGCCTATATTTTTTAGTTGTTCAATATCTTGTTCAATCTCATTTAATTTATTTTGTGTTCTTTTTTCTAAATCTTTTATTTCACCAGGTTTTAATTCTGTCAACTCATCATAATCTATAATATCTCTTTTTAATTCACCTTTAAGTATATCTATTCTATCAACTTGTTTTTGAAAGTCTTTCATATAAAGATTAGGATTAAATTCAAAATCTTCTGGTCGTTTTATAAATCTTTGACCTTTGATATCAAACACAGCGTCTGCTTTTAAATTTTGATCATCATAAGTTTCTTCGTCTGTAATAAAATAATAGTTGACAGGATGCCTTGTACCAGGTATCAGTTTGCCTTGAATACTATCTGGACTTGCAACCGATAAATATTTTTTAGATAATCTTAATCTTTCTTCTTCTCTTTTATCTTCTGGCACATCAAATAAAACATTAATATCTAAGTCAGCGTCATTACGATATCTTTTTGTAAGTATAGAACCTATCAAAGAATATTTAAGTATAGGATATTCAGTTTCAAATTCTTTAAACTGTCTTGATATCATTCTCAATACACTATCTTTGATTTTAGGATCGTTTGTATCTTCATCATCAAAAACGCCAGGTGCATATGTGCGTCTAGGTATGTCTATGATTGATTCTTTAAATTCACTAAAACTTTTCATATTAACCACCCTTCGCTATCATAATCGCTGCCATGTAATCATTAGCGTCTTTTTTGTTTTTATAAACTTTCTTCAACTCTTTTGCGTGTTTACCACCTGGTGTCATCACTCTTTTTTTGTTTTTAAATTTATCTGCATAGACACCATATCTGCCATCTGGCATTTTTCTTACATCTTCGTTAAACTCTTTAAATGTTTTCATGAACCGTTGCCCCCACTATTATTGTTTCCATTACCACCACTTGACCCATTACCATTACCACCGTTGCCATTGCCATTTGAACCGTTACCGTTTTGACCATTGCCATTTGACGTATCAGTTTCTTGATCGTTGTTGCCTCTAGCACCAAAGTAAGGATAGTATCTTGTAACACCTACTGGTACACAAACTTGTAATGCTTTATCAAATCTGTAACCATCTGGACATCTCTTTTGTTTTTGTGCGTTCATCATGAACTGTTTGAAACTATACATACTAACCTCTTACCCAATCTTTTGCTGCCGTAAAGTTTGCTCTACTAAATTCTAGTCTATCAACTAACTTGACAGCACCGCCTTTTTTGATTGCTACATAACCCTCTGGATTTGTAACTCTGTAACCATTTTTTGTTCTTAGAAAAGAACCAATACTTTGTATTTTATTTAATTTGTTCAATAACACAGCCTTAGCAGATTGAAAAGTTATATAAGTTGCGATTGCAAAGTATAATCCATCTCTATTTGGTCTTAAAATTTTCATGCCTTTTTCTAATATTTCTTCATACTTTTGTTTTGCTGCTTGTGTCTTTTTACTATCTATCTCTTTTTTAAGTCTATCTCTAAAATAAACTTCAAAATTGTTTACTAATCTTTTAGTGCCTTCTATTTTTGTGCCTTGTCTAATAAATGTATTGAAGAAAGTTTTAAGTTGTATGCCTAACGATAAAGGACCTTTGTCTTTCTTTATCATATCTATAAATGCACCTGCTTTGTAAGCAGATCCTTCTGCCATTTTAATTATATTATCAAATGCTTTTTCTTCAGCAGGATTGAAACCAGGATCTTCTGATTGTTTATATGTTGCGTCATCAAAGAATATATTTTTATTCTTTTTCAAACCTCGAACACTCGCACCAAAACTAGCACGTAAACTTGCCATAGTTTTACCTGAGTATGAAGTATGAAATATAATGCCTATTTGTGCTTTACTAATATCTTTATAAAGTGAACTGCCGAGAAAACCTGTTTTAACTATGGGCACAGCATATGTAATTGTATTAGGTGTAAATATGATTGATTTTTTACCATCGACAACAGCAGTTTTTTTATCATCACTTGTAAAAAGTAAATCACCTTGTAGTATGCCATTGATACCTAATTTAGGTAAATATTTTAACGCAACTTTTAACTTATCTGCTAGTTGACCACCATGATTTCTACTGATGTCAGCGTTTGTATAATTTATCTTTGGTGATTTATTGAATATGGATTTAGTGCCGACAAAGAATTTGCTGTTCTCTGGATTGATACCACAGAATATTGCTGGTGCACCATCCCATTTAACTGTAACAGTTGATCCACCTTTACCGCCTTGCAACATTTGTTTGACGGATTTCAAAAAATTTATGGCTGTTCTTGCGCCTTTTGTTCCATTATTAATTATCTCATCTTCTAAATGTTCAAGGTGTGTATTCTTATCCTCTACGAGGAAATCTTGAAACCCTTGCATTTTGCACTCTCTCCATTTGATATTATCATAGTATATTTATATTATATCACACTTTAGTGCCGAAGTCAAGCCCTATCCACAAGTCTCCACATCCAGTAATTTCTTAAATTCTGTGGTAAGCCCACCTTGAAACTGTGGATCTGGATTAAATGATCCTTTATATCTGACCTCTAAATCTAGCAAACTTATTTTTTGTACATTACCCTTGACTAATTTAAAAAATATTTTTGCTGCCTCTGATTTTTGCGTTGCTTCTGTGTCTTGTATGACTCGGTATTCTCCTTTATACTTTTCCTCTATTCTTTTTAATCCACACAAGGTAGTTTTAAGTGGTAAAATTTTTGCGTCTGATATGTTGACATCACCTGATGTTTTAACATCTGCTATACCTGTAACTAAAGCAAAATCAAAACCTTTTCCTTCTAAATCTTTTGCGTCAAGTTTATCAAATAAGTATCTTTTCAATATTATATTAATTAGATTTTCTGCTAGTTTTGGTCCTGCTTTATCAATCAGTTTTTCAAATGATTTCCATAATTTATTATTTCTCTTTTCAGATAATTTTTGGTTAACAAAAAAACGCATACTCTTTGGATCTCTAGTATTAGGATCAGAATAGCCTTGATCAGACGAAGCATATCCTTTTGTATCTATGTATGATTTATCAAATTGGTTTTTATCTCTATTCTTTGCTTCAAATAATTCTTTTTTGTTGTTTCTTTTTAACTGATCAAAATTTTTTATATCTTTTTTTAATATAATTTTTTTATCTACTGCTTCAATAACTAAATCAGCAAAGTAGTTTATTCTTGTTTCTACTAGTTGTTCTTTTAATTTAGTAAATTCTTTACCATCAAAAGCACTTGCAAATGCTTTGTTTATAAGTGTTGGGTCTTGTGCTTTAACAGTTGGTTTTTTCTTTAGTGATATGCCATAGAATAATTTTTTATTTTTTGTAACTATAATATCTGCTGAGTTATAATCTTGAAATCCAAAAGCACTTATTTGAAACTTCTCTACCTCTGCAGGCCATTTGTTACCTGTCATATATGTGGTAACTTCAGCTTCAGTGTTCATGTAGTTTCTTATTGCTAATGCAGCAGATACACCAACTGCCATGTCACCTATTGATTTAGCGTTGTTAGGATCAACTAATCTTAAAAATCCATCTCTTATTGAACTTGTGGCAAACTCTACGTTTTTACCAATACCTTTTTTCAATAGTGATTGCAGCTGTTTAACAGTTTGTACTTTTCTTAAAAATTTTGAATTGTATTGTAATGCTACAGCTGTTGTTATCTCGGATGCTTCATATGCCATGCTAGTATTTATATACTAACATGACCGTTTTGTCAAGCGTTAATAGTTGACTTTTCTACATTTAAATACTAATGAAACTCTAAATTTATCACCCTCTACTGCTCTTGCAACATGAGGTATTCTTGCGTCAAACACTACAACACGACCTGCTTTTGGCCAGTATGATTTAACTATATTCATTTCAGGACTACCTGAAAAACCATATGGTGTATTTACTGCCATCGCTCTCATTTCGTCTGTAAGATTAGGTGTCCAAAACTCTATTGAACCACCATCATCTGGCGTCCAGTCAGGTGTCAGATAAACAATAACTGTGTATTGATCGCCAGTCCAACCATCAAGATGTATACCACCTGATTGATTTGCATGATGTCCATTAAGATAGTGTCTAAGCAATTTGACATTTTCTGGATCTACTTTATCCCATATCTCTTTGACCCAATCTTGTTCTATCTCATAGTCTGTTTCTTTGGTATCACTACCACCCAAATGTATGTGTTTATATCCAGGTGTCTTTGCTTCTTTCTTCATCTGCTCAGATGAATACCAACCATCTTGCCAGTCCATCTTCATAACAATATCATAATATCTTTTGATATCTTGATCTGAAAATATACCATCAGACGCTTGTATGATTTTGTGATAATCACCACCTGCCAATGCCATCGCAGGATATGTAAACTTTTTATTTGTTCCTGGTTGTGTTATCTCCATCATGGTGCCATCAGGTAATTCTTTTGCTTCAACTGTGGTAGGTCTATCTTCTTTAACAACACCTGTGCCCTCTAAAGCAGTATCATCACCTTCATTTATTCTTCCCATATCAACTATTTTAGTCATTATATTTTACCAAAGGTTAAGTGTTGAACAACACCGCCTTGTGCCTCCCATTGTTTATGTTTATTTTGAAAAGAAGCAATCTTCTTTGCCTGGTCTTCAAAAACTTCTTCAGCGATAATACTACCTGTTGGTCTTTCAACAACCAACCATCGTATTTTACCTTTACGTTTACTCATTACAGTTTCGTAATTTATCTTTGAAGTTTTTTTCTTCTTAGGCATTTACTCTGCTTTTGTTTCTTCTTTTTTTTCTTCTTCTAACGCTTCATCAGAAAGATTATCTTTTACAGTTTGTTGATGATGTGCTAATAATACTTTAGCATTCTCATGGTCCATTTGAATTTCGTTCATTCTTTTTTGAAGAACAGCGATTTGACCTATTGAGTTTACCACTTTCTTATCAAGTTTATTTTCATCATAATTTTTGCCGTCTATTTTTATAGTCATTTTTACTCCTTTACTATTTCAATATTTGTTGCTGACATCTTACCACGGTGTTCAGCGAGTTCGTATTTAATAATTTGTCCTTCATCAAGTTGTGTTATGTTTGCTTTCTCTAGTGCTGAGACGTGTAAAAAAGCATCCTTATCACCATCATCAGGTTTAATAAAACCATAACCTTTTTTAGGATCAAACCATTTAAGTTTACCTTGTGCCATATACTCCTTTCTATATTTTAAAGTCCGAAAACTTTCCTAGTTGTTTAAATTTATTGTCTAAGTCTTTGTCTGTAAAACTTTCTTGACCACTATCAACTAAATCTGATTGTGCTGATTGTTCTACATCATATAATCTCATCTTCGATCTATCAACGCCGACAATAAATTTTCTGTTTAGTGTGGGATCGTTATATCGGTTCTTTAACTGTTTGACCATAATCTGATTTTTTTCTTCAAGTTCTTCACTTGATATTAGGGCAAACATGAAGTCTGCTGTTGCAGGTAAACCAAAACTTTCTGAGGTATCTTCAAGACCTACATCACTACTTATAAAACCACCACGAGTTGTTTGTGTGGCAGAAAAAATAGGTATGTCATATTCTACTGCAAGACCTCTTAATTCTTCAGCGATTGCCTTGATGTAAGTATAACTATTCACATTTGCACCAGGTTTAAATCTAGCACTCGCACAAATATTTAAATAGTCAACAAACAATATGTCAGGTTTAAATGACTTCTTCAACGCAAGTTCACTCATAAGATTTTTAAAATGACCTGTGTGAGCAGAAGCAGTAGGATATTCTTTGATGATCAACTGACCTGTGGTCTTACTTTGTAACTTGTTGATCTTTGTTTCATACATTTGATATGGCAGTTCTTCAAGATCACTCATACCTACGTTCAATAAGTTAGAGTCTATTCTCTCAGCGATACGTTCTTCAGCCATCTCTAAAGTAATATACAAAACATTTTTATTCTGTAATAATATAGATGAAGCAAGATGAGTCATAAACATAGTTTTACCTACACCAGTACCTGCAAGACAAATATTCAAAGTCTTACTTGGTATACCGCCTCTGGTAATCTTGTTAAAATAATCTAAGTCTAACTCTAGTCTTTCTTCTTTTTTCTTATAGAAATCAAATCGTTCTTTTGTTTCTAGTAAATAATCATGCCCAACTTTCTGATCAAAAGATACAGATAAAGCGTCAGATAATAAATCAGGTAAATATTCTGGAGTATGTTTCTTATCTTTACCATCTATGATTTGTATGCCAGATAGTATCGCATTGTGTATGGCACGATCTTTACAAAACTTTTCAGTTGTTTCTACTAACCATTCTAGGTTTATCTTTTCAGGATTTAATGTGGCGATGATATCTGTAACTTTTTTATATTCATCTTCATTGATATCTTTACTATCATTGATCTCAATAGATAGTGCTTCTTTAGTAGGCAAAGCATTGAACTTTGTAATAAATTTATATATCTCTTTAAATAATAATCTTTCTAATCTATCAGAAAAATAATCTTCTTTGATGAAAGGCAAAACCTTTCTACTATATTCTTCGTTATGTATTAGATTTCTAAGTGCTGTTCGTTCAATTCTTTCCATCAAGTTCCTTTTTCTCCTTTAAATGATCATCTATTAATACAACTAATATATCACCTATGTGATCAATAAATTCTTGACTATCTGTATCAGCGTCAATCTTATTTTCAATCACAGTATAATCAAACTTCATAGGTAACATCTCACCTACTTTTTCTGATTCTGGTGCGAAACCTACTTTACCATATTTGTAAACAATACTAGCAAACGGTCCACTAATTAATTTTATGCCTGTAAAATCTTCACCTTGTTTTTCTACAAAGACATAATCTTCATTATGTTTAGGACTGGTCGTCTGATGTGGTTTCGGATATTTGTTCTTCGCCATACTTAAATTCTTTCTTAGCAGCGTCATCAAGTTTCTGTAAAATATCTTGTGTAAAATATTTTGTAGGATCATTGTTTATAGTTTTACCAAAAGTTTTACTGCCATCTGGTAACTCTATTCTTGTTGATACTGATTTGAATATATTGTGTTTCAATGCTAAATCTAATAAACCATAGTGTCTATCTAAACCTTTGTCGTAAGTTAATCTAACATCAACTACTTTATTTTCTTTTGTCAATCTTGACTTATAGTTTTTACAGTGTATGATATTGCCTATTATTTCTGTGCCATCTTTCTCTTTTCTTTTAGAAAGGTAGACGATAGAACTAGCCGCATATTTGAGACCAGAACCACCGCCCATTTCTTTTTGAGGAAACATACTACCAACAACATCATAAGTATGGTTAGTGATCACTAGGGGAACTTTTGCCTTGCCTAGTTTTAGTGTCAA